GAGCCCTGCCCAACGAACCATGCGCGACTTTCAAAAAAGAGTACGGGTACTCCCCCGCCAACACCTGCGGCGGCCAGACGCGCAACCCCGTTCTAGCTACCCCACCCAGTATTTACAAGGATGGGTGTCAAGCGAAATTGCGTTTTTTTCAAAAAAACTCGAACTTGCCTATTCTCGCCCCTCCTTGGCCTCGTTTGGCGATTTTACGTCCGAGGGCGGCGCGCCGAGACCGGTGTCCTCTGTTTTGGAGTCGTCCTCGCCTTCGTCAGGATCCTCCTCAGCCCCCCCAGAACCGGTCATACGAGCAAGATTCGCGAAATCCTGCTCCACGAGCGCCATTTCCTCCTCGTATGTCATTTCTGTCAGACCACCGCTGTACATCAGCTCATGCAGCGTCTTGTTGCTCAACGGAGCACCCTGCACCTTCGACTGCGTCAAACGCAGCACATCGTCTGCCGTCATGCGCGGCTCGCTGAAGTCGAGGTCCGGCACGAAGTACACCGCGCTCGGGTCCTGACCCCTCATCTCCGCGATCTTCCTCAGGTGCGATTGCAGGGCGTTCCCCACCTGCGTCACAACGTTCCTGATCGTCAGCGACCGGTTGTTGCTCCGACGGCGAATCGCCTCACCACTCTCCTGAGACCTCTCCGACAGGAACCGACCCGAACCCGTGTTGATCCGCTCCATCTTGTCGTCAATCGCCGACTTCAAAAGCGGAATACCGTTCCCGTCGATGTCGAGGTACTCGGCGCGCGCGCTCGGATTCGTGAAACCCCAGATCGTGTCGCCACCAATGTGCGTCGGAACCTCACTCGGGTCGATCCCCGTGACATACGCCTGCGGATCCGACTTGTAGTACAAAGCACGGTAGTAATCCGCCGACAGCCGGTATGCCGCAAACGCCTCGCGCGCAAACGGCAACATCGGGATCTGCGTGTACTCGAACCCCACGCGCGTCGAGTTGCAGATCGTGACCGGAATGTGCGTCAACGGCTGGCCAAGGTACAGAACCGGCGTCCAACCCTGCACCAGATCCGGCTTCATCGTCGAATACCCGTACTTCAGGCCGTCTTCCGTCGCCCGGTCCAATTCCCAAAGGCGATACTGATAGATCGGCATCTCGCCCGCCGTTGTCGGAATCATTCGCAACTCACGGTAGTACACCGACCGCCGGAGCTTGAACTCGTCGTCATCTCCCATACCGTAGGTATCCCGCACGCCACGGTCGTCGGCCTGAAGCTCGTCGGACTCCGCAGAGTTCAGCTCCGGCGTCGAGTCCTCGAACTCCTGAAACACCAACATGCTCGCCCCGCCACCCTCATAAGAGTCGCGCTGCCGCCAGTTGATGAGAGAGTCCGCAGGGTACGCGCAGATCCGAATGGTGTCGTCGTCCATGATCTCCGACAGGAAGACCACACGCCCCGTACGGAATACCATTTCCGTCGCGTCCTGCCATAGCTGGACAAGAGAGTCACCCACAGGGGTCGCATCGTCCTCCATGTAGGAAAGGCCGCCTAGCCGGTACTTGGGCAACTTCCCATGCACGATGCTCTGCCAAGTCTCCAAGATCGGGCCGAGCATCTCAGGGAACTCCGCGAAAGACAGGTAGAAGTAGTACGGAAGAGTGTTCTCCCTCTTGCCGGACGAGAGGTAGGCATTCGTACCAGCGGAAATCCCGGGCGGAGAAGGAAGGTACTCCTCCTTCCTACTCTTGACCACTCGCTGGCCTTCAATGCCGTCATTAATCATCCGCCAGTCTTCCTCGCGGACACGGTAATCCGGATGCTTGTAATTCACGCCCACGAGATGCCCCCTAAAGCGTTCGACTCAACGACGCAGCGCCCACCGCCACCGCCGTCTCAACCACCAGCCTGTATCTCTCCTCGAAAACCACGCCCCGCTCCGTCTTCAGGTAGCCCGCCAGAAGCATGATCTCGTACGACTCGTCTTCAACCTCCCGGTGAAAGTGGTCCTCGTCCGCCACCCGGGCCAAGGCCAACAGCCGGTCACGGAGGTACCTCTTGACCCGGCCCCGCGAGCCGTTCGCCAAGTACTTCTCGTCGTAAGCCGAGGCCGCACGGTAAATCTGCCGTGTAACCTCGTCCACGACATATTCCAAAGCAAGCTCCTGTGGCGTCAGACGGCGAACATGCTTCACCTTCTCGCCAGAAGAGCCAATCACCGTAGACCTCTTCTTCTCCCAGCGATCGACATCCGCGTAGGTCGGCATATCGAATATTCCTCTTTTCTTCAACCCGCCCGTTGACAGACCCGAATCGCCGGGAATTATGAGACAAGCCGCCCGCCAACCGAAAGAAAAATCGATGAATGACTTCAACCATCTCGATCAGCGTATCACGAGGGTAGAAGCCCATTACGAGTCCCTGAGCGCCTCCCTGCACTCCGGGTTCGCGGAAATCAAGCAGATCATAACCGCGAACCAAGGGCAAACGAGATCAGAGATCGACGCCCTCCTGCACCGGATCGACAACAAGACAAAGCCCCAAACCGGTGTCTGGTTTCAAATCCTAGGCGTCGGACTCTCTATCGCCGTTATCGCCGGCCAAATCGCCGCTTCTCGCATTTCAAGGCTAGAAGAGCAGAACTACCGCGCTCACAGCGAGATCCAGCTCTCCGTCTCCGAACTCTCCGAAGACCTCAAAAGCCTACGCAGCGAGTACAACGCCATGTGCCGCGAGTCACACGCCGAATCCTCGGCGCTCGGGCAACGCCTCCGCGCCATCGAGCGCGTCGTCTTCAACGACTAACGCCGCCAACGGTTCGAGGGCGCCACCAAAAGACCCCCTCGACGCCAGTCCGCCACCCTCATCATGTTGGCAATCGCCCACTTCATCAGACAGTCGTCGTAAGAGCCCGGATCGTGCGAGAATGACCCGTTCGCCTGCATTCGGAATGTCAGACATTCCGAAATGAAGTGCCGGTCCCTCACACGGTCCAGCACATCCGGAGCCTCCAGATAATCCCGCAGCGACTCCAGCATTAGGGGCCTTGTCACCGAGTTCGTCGACCAACCCGCGCGAGACACGCGACGGATGTCCGCGTCCGTCGCGCTCGAAGGCGTGAAAAAGTACAACGATCCGCCGTCGTGGTGCGAACGGTTCAGGCCGTAGTCCATCACGCCCTGAATCACCGCGTGCCCGTGGTTCTCACGCTCGATACCCACCAAGCAGTCGTGGAACCTTTTGTGGTACTCGTAGACGAGGCTGCTCAACTGACGGATCGAGAACAGACCGTGCGCCGCGCAGACCATTCTGCCGTTGTCGCGACGCATAATCCCGAAACCGTTGTTGTCACAACCCTTCAAGCCCTCCGAAGTATCCACGCCCATGCAGTAGCTCACGCCGTCCTGCGGCGGCTCCCACTCCATGACATACCCACCCGGCTTCAAGTCCGCACCCTCCGGCACCCAGCCATGCGAGTTCGTGTCAATCAACGCCGGCCCGCGACAGTTGTCCTTTAGGCTGAGAACCGCGCGAGCATCAAAGAACGGCGTACCAGAAATCAGCCAGCATGACTCGTCGTCCTCCGGATACTCCTGATAGAAAAGGTGCTTGAGGTCCTTCTGCTTCTGCCGACGGAACCGGACCTGCTCCCAATCAAGCCCCACGCGCTCGATCAGGCTCCGCTCCTCCTCGTCAAGCGTGTCCCGGATCTCCTCGACGATCTCAGGCGTCACTGCCGCGCGGTTGTTCACATCCTCGAACCACGGAAGGAAAATCGGCGTCCAGTCGTTACGGCCCGACTTCGCGTCCATGTACAACTCACGGAACAACTCGCTGCCGTTCGGGGTCGTCTCCAGAACCATCTCACCGTGACTCGCCGCTTCCTGAAGACCCGTCAGCAAACCACGCTGCTTCTCAATCTGCGAGTAGCCGGGGCATGACCACGCCACCTCGCTCCAATGCACTCGCGACAGCGTGTCTCCACGCGCTGCACCTCGCCCCGAAGCCGCGCCGATGTAGAACAACGAGTTGAGACCGGGGAACTCAAGACGGTACTGGTTTCCCGGCCCCTTGATCGGCGGCGCGTCAGGGTCACGCTCATGCATCAACAGCGCGATACGGAAGATCCTCGCGCTGGTTTCGCCGTCGTGCGCGAGCGACAGCACATTCACGTTCCGCCGGCGTGAGGCCATGTAGTAACTCAAGCCCTGCTCCACGGTCGTGAAGCCACCGCGCCGATACTTGAGCAGCAGGTACCTCGGGCGACGACCGCGGATCTTGGCGAGACGCTTCGCGGCAAGATAGCGGTGCTGGATAGGCCTCAGTCGAAACGACGCGACCCTGTTGTCGACCGTTCGGATCGATAGGTTCTCACGCGCCACTCGGGAGAACGACACATTCCCCTTCCGCGGAAGTCGCTGACCCAGCGTGTCCCGCAAAGAAGCAAGAAGCGCGTCTCCGAAACCGTCGTCCATGTCGTCAAGCATCTAGTCCCATTCGCGCAAGCATTGAAGTTTGATTT